CGCCGACGATGTGAAGAAACTCCACCGCATGTTCCAATCGCTCGGCGAAGTGGTCGATGTCCTCGACCGCATAGGCAGTGTGGAACAGGCTGAGCAGGAAGCCCGTGCCCGCGTCGAGGCGGCCAACCGCGAGGCCGATGCCATCAAGGGCACGGTCGACGCGGCCAAGGCGGAAGCGGAGCGCCTCGTCGAGGAAGCCGGGGTTGAGGCCGCGGCAATACTGGCGGACGCGGAAGCGAAGAAGCAACAGGCATGGGCGGACGCGGAGCGGATATCCGACATCGCGTCGCGCGAAGCGGCGAACGTGATTGCCGATGCGGAAGCCCGCCGAGTTGCTGCAGAGACCGAGGCCGCCCGGGCGCGCGACAGCGAAACCGTGGCCCGTAGCGAACTGGCTGACCTGGAAAAGAAGATCGAGGCTGCCCGGGCGCGCATCGCCAAGTTGTTGGAGAGTTAAACCGTGCCGACCGCTTCCTATAACAAATTCACCCCGGCCGTTGAGAACCTGCTCGAAGGCATCAACGCCGGCACCGACTCCTGGGCCATCAAGCTGGCAACTGCCGTCAACCAGGCGGCCGGCACGATTACCGAAGTCGCCAACGGCAACGGCTACACCACGGGCGGCAACAGTGCGGCGGTGTCCGCCTCTGCGCAAACCGGGGGCGTATTCAAACTCACCCTGGCCGATCCCGCGATCTGGACAGCGTCAGGTGCCGGCTTCTCGTTCCAGTACGCTGTGCTGGTCGATACCACGGCGGGGATCAACGTCGGCTATTGGGACTACGGTTCGAGCCAGGCCGTCGCCGCGGGCGAAACGGTGACCGTCGATCTGGACGCGGCCAACGGCGTGTTTCAGGTCACCTAAAGGAGTATTTTAACGTGGCCCAAAATCATATGTCTGTTGTGGATACAGACGGCACCATTCTTCTTGATCTCACGGCAGACACGGAAATGAAGGGTGTGGCAATTGCTGCATACCAGACTTGGCACAGTGTTGCGATGCTTGAGAGATATATCGCGGAACTTGGCACGCTGATGCAATGGCTACGCGATCAGGGGGCCGAATAATGGCGATTACAACCCTTGATCAACTAATTGCGGCCCCAAGTCAGCGAGTGGGTTATACCAAGACGAATACCCTAACTACTGTTGCCGCCATTCCGTGGTCGGTATTTGATCGGGCGGGTAATCCGGGAGCTGGTACGTTGGCTGTAGGTAATACAGCTAACGGTATTGTCCCTACGGATGCGACTGCGGGCTATCCGAGCTTGAATGCCTTTGTTGGAGGAAATACCGGATACCTTAATAAGGTGGAGTTCGGCAGCAGCGTCGCCTGCCGAATTGCGGTATTCGATTGCTTGTTTTCCGCAGGCGCCTACGCATTCAATGAGAATACGACGCTGGCTTCTCAACCGTCTTACGCTGGCCGTGTGCTCGATGGAACTGATTTTTCCAATACCGAGATTTGGATAGAAGCAGTTACCGCCTTTACAGGCAATCAGTCTATCGCCGTTACCTACACCAACCAGGACGGAACTACTGGCCGGACTACAGGCACGGTGGCTACCGGCGTTGCGCCTACGATTGGCCGCATGCTGATGCTTCCGCTTCAAGCGGGGGATACCGGGGTGCAGAAGATTGAATCCGTAGTGAGCACAGTATCTACGGTAGGCACGTTCAATGTCCATGTTATGCGCCGGCTCTGGAGCGGGCGAGTGCGTGCCACTAATGACGGCGATATTCACGACATGTTTAAGACCGGTCTCCCTGAAGTATTCGATACTTCCGCTTTCCGCTATGTCATTTACCCCGACGCAACTTCCAGCGGGGTTCCCGCTATTCACATGGATATCGTAAATGGCTAGTAATTTACTCAGAGGGTACGTCTAGCTGGATTCCAGATGTACGCGTGGAGGGGGTAAATGGCTAGCAATTGGCGGCGATTCCCTGCAGGGGGGCTTGCAGGAGGTTCACTGATTAAGCAGAATCTATACGATTCTGTTCAAGGAATTGCCTCCGGGTTTTGGGAGGCTCCTGCGGGAAGTGCCGCCTATACGATTACTGCACAGTCGGGGATTTATAATATCTCCGGGCAGAGTATCGGGCTTTCCAGAAATCGAAATATTGCGGCCCAGCCTGGCGCTTACTCGCTATCCGGGCAGGGCATTGGGCTTTCCAGGAACCGGACCCTGGCTGCCCAGGCGGGTAGCTACAGCTACACAGGGCAGGCCGCCACGGTCACCTACACGCCGAACGCTGTTGGCTACACGCTCACGGCCCAGCCCGGCAGCTATGTCCTGACGGGGCAGTCGGCAACCTTGTTGCGCTCGAAGCAGATCACCGCGCAGGTCGGAAGCTACACCGTCAATGGGCAAGCGGCGACGCTCTTGCGCTACCGCTCATTGTTCGCACAGCACGGCAGCTACGCCTATGTCGGCAAGACCGCTGCGCTGACCAAGACCGGCATGGTGTGGCCGCTGGAAACCGACGTGCGCCTCGGCGTGCAGTACGGGCCGACCGGGACCGAATACACCGGCACTCTGACCGGCGGCGGGGGTAACGCCATCTTGATGCGTCGCCGCTAGGGTGCCCGTACCTCCAAGCGGCGCGCATAGATTGCGCCCATGAGCAGCTACGACCCCCTCGACATCCGCAGCCAGGAACGCGCCAAGGCCGATACCGACCAGCGCAACAAACTGGCCCGCGATAACGAGGAGGCCGATTTCAAATGGCTCATGGGCAGCAAGCGGGGGCGCCGCATCGTGTGGCGTCTTCTGGATCGCGCCGGCGTGTTCCGGCTTTCGTTCAACACCAACGCGATGGCCATGGCCTTTGCCGAGGGCAGCAAGAACGAAGGCCTGCGCCTCCTGGCACAAATCCACACGCTCTGCCCTGAGCTTTACCCAACCATGGTGAAAGAAGCCAATGAGCACCGAAACGCTGATGACGGATCAAGCTGAAAATACCACTGAAGGCCAAACCGCATCTGAACAGGTTACCCAGCAGGCCGCTACTGGTGCGGCAGCGGACGACCAACAGCAGCAAGCGAGCACCGAGCAAGCCACCGAAAGCCAGTCGGCCGAAGGTGGCGAGGCGAAAGGCAAGGAGGCTGAAGGCGCCCCCGAGGCCTACGAGTTCAAGGCCCCTGACGGCCAGGAATTCAGCCCCGAAGTCTTGGGCGCGTTCTCCGAGGCAGCCAAGGAATCAGGCCTGTCGCAGGAGGCCGCGCAAAAGATGCTCGACAAACTCGCGCCGGCCTTCGTCGAACGGCAGGCCCATGCGCTCGAAGCCGCTCGTACGCAATGGGAAACCGACGCCAAGGCGGACAAGGAATTCGGCGGCGACAAGCTCTCCGAAAACCTGTCCCTGGCGAAGAAGGCCCTCGACCAGTTCGGCACCCCCGAACTGCGTGCGCTGCTGAATCAGTCCGGCCTGGGCAATCACCCGGAAATCATCCGGGCGTTTTACCGCGCCGGCAAGGCAATCAGTGAAGACCGCGTAATCACCGGCCAAGGTGGCGCTGCCGCCCAAAACGGCGCGCGGGAATTCTACGCCGCATCCAACATGAATCCGTAATCAAGGAGCTACGAAATGCCAACGCTATCCAGCACCAACCCGACCCTGGCCGATGTCGCCGCCCGCATGACCGCGGATGGCAAGATCGATCCCAACATCGTTGAAATGCTCAACGAAACCAATGAAATCCTCGACGACATGACCGTCATCGAGGCCAACGGTTTCACCGAGCACAAGACCACCATCCGTTCCGGCCTGCCGGCTGCTACGTGGCGCAAGCTGAACTACGGCGTTCAACCGTCGAAGTCTAAGACCGTGCAGGTCAAGGACAGTATGGGCATGCTGGAAAATTACGCCGAGGTTGACAAGGCTTTGGCTGACCTCAACGGCAATTCTGCCGCTTGGCGTCTGTCCGAGGATCGCCCGTTTATCGAGGGCATGAACCAGGATATGGCGACCACGCTGTTCTATGGCGATTCCAGCGCTGACCCGGAGAAGTTCATGGGTCTGACGCCGCGTTACAACAGCCTGTCCGCCGAAAACGCCATGAACATCATCGATGCCGGCGGCACCGGCAGCGACAACGCCTCGATCTGGCTGATCGTGTGGGGGCCCAACACCTGCCACACCATCTATCCGAAGGGCTCGCCGGCCGGTCTAAAGAGCGAAGACCTTGGCCGCGTCACCTTGACCGACGCCAATGGTGGGCGTTTTGAAGGCTACCGCACCCACTACAAGTGGGATATTGGCGCCACCCTGCGCGATTGGCGCTACGTGGTCCGCATTGCCAACATCGACGTGTCCGACCTGACCAAGAACGCCGCTTCCGGAGCCGACCTCATCGACCTGATGACCCAGGCGCTCGAACTGGTGCCGAACGTCGGCATGGGCCGCCCGGCTTTCTACGCGCCGCGCAAGCTGCGCAGCTTCCTGCGCCGCCAGATCACCAACAAGGTCGCGGCTTCCACCCTGACCATGGAAACGGTAGCCGGCAAGAAGGTCGTCACCTTCGACGGCGTGCCCTGTCGTCGCAGCGATGCGCTGCTCCTGACCGAAGCCCGCGTGGTGTAACCGGCTGGGGGCGGATCACTCCGCCCCTGCTCACAGATTATTGCAAAGGACAAACATCATGTTTATCGACAAACTGCTTCAAGTCTCGAACGAGCAGGCCGTCACGGCGACCGCGGCTTCCACCGACGTTATCGACTTCGGCCAGGCCAACCCCGACACCGGCATGGACGACCGCAGCCAGATGGTCATCACCGTGGATGAGACCGCTACCGCCGCCGGTGCCGCAACGGTCACCTTCGCGATCCAGGATTCGGCCGACAACTCGTCTTTCGCCGACGTGTCGGTCACGGCGGCCATCGCCAAGGCCACCCTGGTGGCCGGCTATCAGATCGTCATTCCGATGCCGCCCAAGCTGCGCCGCTACTGCCGGGTGAATTACACGGTTGCCACCGGCCCGCTGACCGCCGGCAAGTTCTCCGCACAGGTCGTTACCGGCATCCAGCAGAACACCGCCAAGCCAAATAGCCCGCGCATCGCTTAACGAGGTGACGACATGGAAGTGATCGCCCTCTAGCAAGG